CAATCTCACCCGATATCACATCGCGCGAGTAATCAATGAGAAATTGTTTGATTGTCTTCATACGTTTTTAAACTCCTTCTCTGCAGCCGTCTTTTCCCGCTCCTCCTGGGTACGAGTAATAGCAAGTTTTGCACGAGCAGACGGTGTAAGGCCAAAGTCATTCGCTGCTGATTTCATTTGATCAAAATAATTCTT